TCGCCGCCCCCTGCGGCAGAGCCCCCCCGCGTGATTCGTGCGACCAGCGACGCGCAAGAGCGACGCTACGCGAACTTTTGGCGGAGTTATACCGAAAGCATTTCCCCATTAGAGAATAATTATCAAGGGAAAATCCGTCGCCATTTTTATAAGCTGCGCGCCGAGACGCTGCATAACATTACGGAGCGGGCGGGCGCACGCAGTGTGCAACGCGCACTCGACCCCCAAGACATCGAGGGGGTGTTGTTTGCGATCGATCCGGCACGGCGCGAGTTGCAAACGTTGAGTGATCCGCTCTTCGGGCAAGCCTATGAAATGGGTGGCGCACTCGTGGTGGCTGAGCTGGGGCTCGACGCAGCGTTTTTGATTGATTCCAATGCCGCCCGCATTTTCTTAGAGCAAAAGATTATTCGCGTCGTGGGCATCAATATCACTGTGCGCGAACAACTCCGCGCGACCTTACTCCAAGGGCTCCTCGACTCCGACACGTTACTGGAACTCACGGAGCGGATTAAACGCGTGATGAACGCGGCCAATTCTCGCAGCCTGACCATTGCCCGCACCGAGATTGGTCAGGCCATGAGCGGGGGACGCTATGAGGCGATGCGCCAGCATCAAATCACCTCACATATGTGGCTCTCGTCTCGGGATGCGGTGGTGCGCGAATCCCATGCCCCCAAGACAGGGGTGGACGGAGAAATCCGGGAGATTGGCACGCCGTTCAGTAATGGGTTGCTGTTTCCGCTCGATCCCGATGGCGCAGCAGAAGAAATTTGTTGCTGCCGCTGTGTTGCCGTCGCGCAGGTCACATAGTAACAAGCAGTGAAACTTCCCCGACATCTCCTTTTTGCTAAATCATTGTAATTTCACCTAAAAGCGTGTACACGGGAAAGAGTGACACAGAGGTAGCTATGCCCAAGCCTGCGTTGGTGACTCCGGCACAGATGCTCGCGGTGCTAGAGACCACTCCGAAGACCACGGTTCGCTCTGAGTTGCCGCTGATTCGGCAAGTGTCTGCGAAACCGCCGCCCCGCACGCTGAGCTTTATCTGCTCGACAGAAGGCACCAAGCGGGATGGCCACCGCATTGTGACTGCCGGGTGGCAGCTCGACAATTTTAAGCGCACTGGCGCTCCCGTGCTCTGGTGCCACGATGTGAGCCAACCCGCAATTGGCATTGCGCCAACCATGCGGGTCGAGGGCAAACAATTAGTGACAGAAGTCACGTTTGCGAGCCCCGAGGATTACGCGTTTGCCGATACCGTCTACCGGCTCTATGCTGCGGACCCACCAATTATGCGGGCGGGCAGTGTGCAGTGGGGACCGCTCAAGTGGGAGCCAAACCTCGATGAGCAAGGGCGGCAAATTGGTCTCACCTATACTGAACAAGAACTCTATGAATTTTCGCTCTGCCCCGTCCCTGCCGATCCCGACGCGATTATGCGCGCGATTCAGCAACGGCAAGTGACCGGGGATGAGGTCGAGCGCTTAGTCCGTCGGGTCACACCTGGTGTGTCGGTCCTGCTGGTGCGACTCAACGACGCGGAGAGTGAGGACCGGCACGACGAGTCCTCAGACACCCATGTACCTCCCCTGGGTGTTCCCTCATCCTTGCCCTCCGCTTCCTCACAATCGGTGACAGCGGAGCCTAAGCAAGAGCAGAGTGTGACTCCGCCTCACTCAGTCTCGCCCCTTCCCACCGTAGCGCAGACACCCGCCCCGCGCGCGCGTGGGCCACTGGCCGATGCGATGGCGGCGGATGATGAAGCCAATTTATGGGAAGCCATCGATGATGTCGGACGGTGTCACAACACCATGCTCCGGCTGGTCTATAACCTCGCGCCGGGCGCGCAAGACAATGCCATGCAAGTGGATGCCATGTTGCGCGAGTGTGATGACATGATGCGCCCCATGCTCCTCACCATTGCCAACAACCAAGCCAAGCGCACCATTCCCGCGACTGCACTCCAGCAGCGCGGCGAACGGGGGCGAGCCGTGTCTCCTCCTCCTGTACTCTCACCCTCGCTCCCGCCTCCTCCTGTCCAGACTGCTCAGGAACGGCTCGCGCTCCTTACGGCGCAGAAAGCGGCAGAACAGGCCGCACAGCAGGCCGCGGCCACTGCGGCGCGGCTGAATAAACTCAAACAACCTGTGACTTCTCCTCCTCCTTCGGCAGACGTGCCGGACGAGACTCGACAGCAACAACTCTATTTTGACAGGTCGCCAGAAGCTCACGCGTCTATCGCGGCTCGGGTGCGACAGCTCAAGCAAGGCTAACGTGGTGATATGATGCACCCATTGTTATGTTTCCGTGACAAGAAACAGAAAGGCCGTGGAAGTCCAAACAAAGCATAGTGACCCCCTGTATGAAATCCTCGATATTTTAGAGCCCATGCGCGCGTCGTTGACGCAGCTCGAACAAAAGATTGACGCGCACAATACCCGGCTCGGCACGATCGACGCAGGCTTCTCCTCGCTGCAGCAGAGCTGGAAAGATGTCAGCACGCGGTGTGATGAGCTCGATAAGCGCCAACCGTTTGGCAGTAAAGTCTATGTCCCTGCCGTCGCGGGACTCACTCAGCCAGGCCGCGCCGCATTTGAAAACTTCCTCGCGGACGTGGCCCGCATTCGGTATGGTGTCCAGCCCAAACATTTCACCCAGCGACAACTCGCCTATTCCCCCGATGGGGTGAACCGCGTCGATGGCGTGGCCCGTCTCAATCAAACCGAGACCACGACTACAACGGGCGGCTTTCTCGTTCCAGAGGAAATTTACCCTGAAGTACTAGCGATGATCGGCCAGATGGGGATCGCCCGCAAGTTGCTCCGCGTGTATCCGATGCACCGTAAAGATATGAAATTGCCTGTGCGAAATACGGGGCCGCTGGTCTACTGGCCGGGGGAAGGGAATAAACCCACCACGTCAACCGTGACGCTGCTTCGTCCTGAATTGAATGCCAAAACCATGATGGCGTTGGATGAGCTCTCGGTGGAAGTGGATATGGATTCCATCGTGCCCCTCGTGCCACTGCTCACCGATCTCTTTGCCGAAGCGGTAGCCTTAGAAGAGGATAAGCAAGCGTTTAATTCCGCGACCTCCCCGTTTATTGGGGCCTTGCAAGCGGCAGGCGTGACCGATGTGACGATGGCGGCCACGAAAACTGCGTTCACTGATGTCAGCTATGACAATGTTGTCAATCTCAAGCATGGGGCTGACCCGAAGGTGGTCCAGCAGGGCGCGTATGTGTTTCACATGGACGTGGTCGGCATTCTGCAGAAAATCAAAGACTCGACGGGGCAACCTATTTGGCGTGAAGCGTTAGGCGGCGCGCTGGTTGATGGCCCTCCAGGAACCATTCTCGGGCGTCCGTATTACACCACGAATGCCATGCCCGGCGTTGCTTCAACTGCCGTCTCGACTCCTTTCATGCTCTATGGCGATTGGAAGAAGTGGGCCTTAGGCGATCGGATGGGTATGCAAGTTGATATTAGCTCTGAGGCTGGATTTACCGAGTTCACCAAGTGGATGCGTGTTGTAGAACGGGTGGCGTTTGTCGGGGCTATTCCTGGCGCGTTTGCCCGTCTCAAAACCGCAGCATCATAACAACAGTTCATAACTGCTTGTGAGTTCGACTGGCTCACCAGCACACCCCGCCGCGGCGATCCGCAGTCACGGCGGGCCAAGTAAGGAGTACGAACATGGCTGATGCACCAAAACCGATTATGGGACAATCTTCATCCTCTCCCGCAGTCACGCCCCCGCATGCGCCGCCCGCAGAGCCCGATCGTCCCCAGAGCACCTATGAAGTGGTGGGGAAGGGGCGGGTAATTATGACCAGCGTCGGTCGCTACGTCGAGGGAGAGGTGTGTTTACTGGATGACGTGGAAGCCGATGCATTTGGGACACAGTATCTGAAGAAAGTCGGGGACGCCAAATCGTATGAGCGATTGCGGACCGAACATCATGCCCGAAAGGAATAGCCCGTATGGAGATACCAGAGAGTGATCCACATGCCGATTTGAAAGAGGTGGCAATCAAGAGTCGTGACCTGATGTCCCATATCGCAGCGCTGTTAGAAGAGGCAAAAAAGCTGCGGGTCACGAATCACGGGCTTACCTACGAGCGTGAGGGGCTAATGGTCAGCACGGAAAAGCTCACAGAAGACCTCGACAATTTGGCGGACCTGGTACGGACGCAAC